ACCACCAAAACTTTTTGGAAGTTTCTTATCATTTATAGCAATTAACATAGGGTCAGTACCACCATAATCTCTTCTTACTATATCGCCTGCTTCATCTATATCCTTAGCCTCAACATCAATAACTTCCTCACCCTTATCTAATAAAACATAAGTATACTTACCTTCTTTTAAATCACCATATCCACTTGATTTGTATTTACCTTTTGGTTCTTTTGGTTCTCCAAGACCAGGTACATCCATTTCAACACCTACACCTTTTTCACCAAACATACCATTTTTAGTATAGTAAATTGGATCTTTAGCTAGATTTTTAAGAACAATATCACGTAGTTGCTCTTCAGTTTTATCCGCATTTTTAGGATCTTTCATCTCACAGTAATAACCTTTCATAATCTCACCAAAGATTTGATTATCTGGGTTTTTCTTATCTGTACGATCAAAGTTATGTTTAAGTTTATCTTCTACTTGTTGAGAAACTTTTTTAATTTCAGCGTTAGGATCGTTATCATTTTTCTTACGAGCTTCCTTTAAGAAGTTTTCAAAGGCAGTTTCATAAGATTCTTTTTTACGTGAAATAGTATTAATTGGTTCTATACCAACTAAATTTTCACTAATAACGTTTTTATCCTTTAGAATATTAGATGCTTCTTCAAATGTAGCTGCATTACGAATATAATTAGGAAACATTTGTTTTGCTTCCTTCAAAAACACACCTTTGTGTCCTTTACCTTCTTTAATTAATTTATATTGGTCTTGTAAGGTTTTCATTCTTCTTCTCCTTTAAGTAGTTGTTTAATGTCTTTTATATAGTCTAAAATTAAATCTGTTGATCTAATAATGGCATAAGAGCCTGGGTTTTCGTTGTAGTATTCTATAGTAGCGTTTTTAGCGTTGGAAATTAGTGGGGATAAACTATTAAGTTCATTTTCAATTTTGTCAAATATATTAATTCTTTCTTGTTGAAAATCTTTAGCTTCTCCCTCGTATAATTTTTTAACTTCTATCCCTGATCCTTTTATTTTTTTAGGGACAGGTTTCCATCCTAATTTATAGTAATAAATATTTTTAGTTCCTTTAGAATTAGTATTTTTGTTAAACGCTTTAGGAGTAGCATACTGTGTCCCTGTTCCAGGAGTAAAAGAAGCTCCTCCTTGAGATGTGGATGATTGTTCTTTTAGATCTGGGTATTTGGTTAATAGTCTAGAAAATCTGTTTCGTAAAGATTTACCTAATTTTAATAAAGATTCTGATTCGGGGGTTTTAGTGAGTTTATATAATTTATTTAATTTGGTAGTTATGTTATCTATATCAGTATAAAGTTTTTTAAGGTTTGGAGTATAATCAACATCCCAAGATATAGATTGTGTTTTTGGATCCTCACTAGTTTTTGTAGTGATAAAATCTTCAGCTTCTTTTAATGATTTAAAAGTAGATAGTATTTCTTCTTTAAACTGCTTCATTTGCTATCTCTAATTCATTAACTAAATCGCAATATTGAAGTAGGTTAACTAAGTTATCATCTGTTATTTTGTTTGAAGGTTTAACATCTAACAAATTTACTACTTCATTTAATTTTATTTGGGTAGTTTTATCAGTTACGTTTTTAGTTAAACTTATAAGTTCATTTTTAATCTCGTTAGATTTAAAAATATAAAATTCCTTTAAACGAGGTTTATTATCAATAGAATATAAAAGTTCTTTTAAGATTTCTTTTTGGGAAGAAGAAAAATTTTCATATTTCCCATTAAACTTTTCAAGAAGAATTCTATATGTTAACATTTTAACTTCTTTATCTTCTTTACTAAGTTCTTCTAAAACTTGATTTCTAACAGATTTTTCCTTGATAGGAGCAGCAGTTAAATGCTCTAGAATAGTTATTTTATTGTTAATAATATGCTCAGGATTAATAACTTTATCTGAATTGTGGATTTCTAATAGGGTGTAAAAAGCAGCATGTACCTTATAATGAGGTAATTTATGGTTAAAGAATTCATTAATATTATAATGTTCTTTTATTTCATTAATTAAATTATATTTTTGTTTTTTGATTAACCTTCTATTAAGAGTTTTAGAAGATTCAACCAAAGTATTAACTATTATTTCTGCTTTAGTTTCTGTTATACTAGTTTTGTTAAGTAAAGTTTCATATAGTTTATACTCTTTACCTAACTCAGTTTTAACAAAATATTTCTTTAAGAGACTTTTAATAGATGAATCTTTTCCCTCAAGTGTATCAGAGGTAATTTGTCTAACTAACAGTTCAAAAAGAATTCCAGTGTTTTTGTACTTCGAATGTTTAATTTTCATTCTATAGTAATGTTTATTTATAAATATATGGAAAAATATTATTCTCGTATTTGATCTTCATCCAACATTGATCCTTCCTTCTTATCATTTTCAAATACTAATCTCTTTTTTGATGGTATTTTTTCAAGCATTGCTTTTTCTTTAAGAGATAATGGTGATCCACCTTTATATTGAGGTTTAACTGAATCAGAAGAATCATTGTCTTTTTTCATTCCTAAACTACCTATTCTATCTTTACCAAAGGCGTTGTTTTGGGTGTTTCTTCCAGATACTTTTTCTTGTGGGCGGCCTAATGGTTTTTTATCATCTGTATTATATCCATCTGGGACATTACCTGGTTCAGAGTACATTCTTTCTTTGCCATATAATGTAGCTAAGTCATGTGGGGTACCATAGGATTTGCCTGTTTCTAAAGGATCATTCCCTTCATTTTCAATTTGGGTTATTCTAAATTTACGTTTAGCATCTTCTCTAATTAGATCTCTATATTCATCATATTGGTCTTCACTCATATGGAATAGATGATCATAGATAAAATCGGTTGGGAATAATTTTTGTTCCATCATTTGAGAAGCTAAATCCATTTTTTCTTTCATTAATGCTACTCTTTCTTGGTCATAAATGATAGAAGGGGTGGTTAGTGAAAGTGTAAAATTGGATAGGTTTTCATCTTTATACCCTTGGGAATATAAATGAACTAAAGCAATTTTATTAAGTTCAGAAACAATTATTCTTTGAATGCGTTCAATAGTACGAGCAAATCTAATGTCTTCAGCAGCTAAGGTTGCTTTACCTGTTAAATCTTTCTCATACCCTAAAAAAGCTTTTGGTACTTTAAGTGCTGCAAATAATTTATCTCTTAAATATTCTACATCAGTAATTCCATCATATTGTAAACCTCCTAGAGTATCTATAGCTGTTGCTTGATCATTACCTCGAACTGGGATATAGAAATCCTCAAGTAGGTTTTGCATGTTATATTTTAGGTTATAATCTCCAGTATTTTGATCAATGTATGGGGTACGTTTCATTTTAGAGATTGTCTTCTGCATAAAGTTTTCTACTTCTGCAGGGGCAATATTACCAACATTAATTTTAAAGATACGTTTTTCAGGTGCACGTACAATTCTATGAATTAACATAGCATCCTCCATTAATGTATATTGTTTAAACAACTTACGAGCAGGTTCTAAATAACTTCTACCATAAGGTAGAAAGTTTGTATCTGTTAATAAACGAAAGTGAGCTATCTCATAATTATCAAACAATAAAGAATTTGCTTGAGTATTATTACCTGGGACATCATAATAACCATAGCTAGATGCGGATACACCTTCAGGATCAAATCTGAATCTTACTGATGCGGGATTATCTTGATCATATCCTTCTTGTCTTTCGATATGGTATGCAGTGTATGGGATAACATTATAAACCCCAAACTTTTCAGCAATTTCTAATTTAAGAAAGAAATCACCATACTTACACATATTACGAATCCAAGGCCAAAGATTAAATTCTATATTTAAAACATCATAAAATAAATTATATAATATTTTTTGAATATCTTCATCTGAGGAGCGAATAGATAATACCTCACCCATATCATTTTTTAAGGTACTTTCATCAGCTATAATATCAAGGGCAGATGCAATAATAGCATCGGTATCCATTGCATCATATTCTGAGTAAAGTTGGGGTCTGAGGGTTTGGTAGTTAAAAGAATTCTGGTATCCATATAAAGAGGTACTAGAATTAGTATATAAACGGTTATATCTATCAATTAGTGAATTTGTTTGAAATTCTCCTGATTGTTGAACAGTATTTATATCTAATACTTTTAACTGACCTCCACCAGTATTTCTAATGATAACATCAGTAGAAAATAATCGTTGTAGTCGTGAAAATAATCCTTTATCTGCCATTTAGTTAATTTATATAATTATAAATATTAGAGTAGCCATCTAATATCTTCTTTTCCATCAGAATATGGGTTGTCCATACTCCATGGGTTTTCTTGGTTATTTGATGAATATCCACCATAATATGGGGTATTAGTAGATGTTGTACTATTTAACATGCTTTTATACATATCTTCTCCATATTTGTTAAATTGTAAAGCTGTTGATCTAACATATTGCCCCATTGAAAAAGACATAACTAAATCATCGTTATATCCTGATTGGGCTTCAGCTCTATTATTTTTCCAAACAAAAGTTTTCATTTCAGATAATAATCTTTTTGATTGAAATATTACTCCTTTATCAGCTACTGATTCTTGGAATTTATTTATACAAATAGGTCTTGTTTTTGAATTCATTGTAAATCCAGGTGTCATTTTAGATTTATCAACATATTCATTAAAGTAAGAATCTGCTTTAATCTCTCCACTTTTTGGTGAATGATACAAATTTTGATATCCTCTCTCAAGGATAGTTTGAATTGTAGACCATCCAATATTAGCATTTTCTACCACTAACAAAGCATTATTATATTCAGTTGCTATACCCACTAATAAATGCCCGTATTCTTGTGTACCAATATGTCCTTTATATTCACCAACTTGAGTATTATTTTCAATATCTAATATATGGAATGCAGAAAAATCTTTACTATCACCTCTAGCTACATCTGCTAATACCATATATTGGCGAGAATAATCTGCAGGTTCCCATATCCATAAATTACGATCAGCTCCCCGTTTTTCCAAGGGATCTTTAACATAAGTTTTTTCATAGAATTCCATGAATTCATTATAGAATACAGTATCCCCTGAGGTATTGAAATCACAATCACATTCCTGAGCGGCTAATCTTGGGTCACCCAATAAGATATCTTGTTTATCTCTCCAAGATTGGTCTCGTTCAGGGTGTACCTGCCAGGGTAATTTAATAGGTAAAAATTCACTATCTAACACATTTTCAGCTTCTTCCCACATTCTATGAAACCAGTTACCTGTACCGTAAGGGGTAGATAATATTATAGCACCTCCACCAGTAGCTAGAGTTTGTTGTGCTGATGCCCATGTTTCGGCTATATTATCAATAAAAGCAGCTTCATCAATTATCAATAAGGATACTGCTTCAGATCGTGCTGCATCTGGGCTTGAGGATTTGGCTTGTATTTTAGACCCATTTTTAAGTTTTAAAGACAATTTGTTATTTTCTTCATGTGTTATTTTTAACCATGAAGGTAAATTTTCATACATAAATTGAACTTTAGAAACTAAGTTTCTGGCAGTTGCTTGGGTTGTTGCTAATGCTAGTATGTTTTTGTTTTCAAAAAATATCATCAACCATAAACCATAACCTGCAGATAGGGTTGATAAACCTAGCTGTCTTGATTTAAGAACTATGCTATATGGGTTTTCTTGAAATAATTTTAATACTTTTTCTTGAAATGGGTATAGTTGAAATTGAATTCTACCTCTCTGAGGATGTTGGATGTAACAATATTTTTTCATAAAGTATACTGGGTTTGTAGCACACTTTATATATTCTTCTTTTAATATTTTTTTTATATCTTGGCTCATTTGTTATATTAATATAATAAGAGCAGCTAGAGTACCCAACAATCCTCCACCTAATATTTTAACAGTGGTCTTTAGATTTTTATTTTTTCTTTCTAATTCACTATTTTCCTCTTTTAATCTACTTACTTCTTCAGTATGAAGACTGTCTTGCATAGTAAGATTATCAATTTGGTCTAAATAATTTACTTCTTTTTGTTCTAGGATTGAAATAGTACTATCTTGAATAGATATCTTAGACTTATATAGTACCATTAGGGTTTGAGTTTCTTGGAGTTCTTTTTCTAGTGAATCTTTTTGAATTAACTCAACAGAAATTTTTTGAACTATGTCATATGGAAGACAAATTCTATTTGTATCTGTCTGTGAGAAAGTTGTATAACTCAGTAGGAGAAGAATTACGAATATTGCTGATTTTTTCACCATAATAGTTTCTTATATTTTCTATATTTAAGTTTATTGAATCTATCTTATGGTCATATACTATAAGACTATCTTTATATTTTTGTATCTCTGCTTCAAATTGAGTTTGTTCTTGTTGTAAAATAACTAGTTCTGAATCTAAACTGTCAATTTGTTTTTGGTACTTGTCTACAGTGTAAAGAGCGTTTCCCCTATCATAAAGAGAAAACGCTAACCCTACTATTAATATTCCTATAATCCCTAATAGGATTAATTTAGTCTTATCTAATGTTATAACCTTTTTCATTTAAAAATATTAAACTTTAACTTCTCTCCCAGCGGTACGTTTAAGATCGTCAAGCATTGATTTTGGAAGTTTATATTCTTCTTTTGCTTTCTTTAAATAAGCATCTACTTTAGGTTTATCATCTTTGTACTTTTTAATGAATTTAACTCCTAAATTAAATTTTTCTTTCTTTTCTTCTGGTGTTGATGATACTGTTTTAACTATATCGTCTTTTTCTCCATCTTTAACTGCTTCTTTATCTTCAGAATCCATTCCAGATAATTTTCCAGCGGGGCGTCCTCGTTTACCTGTTGATGATTTTTTAGTTGATTTATTAGATGTATTTTTGCCTGCTTTTGATTCAGCTTCACCTTTTTCTAGTACACCAACAGCAATAAGATCAGATACTACAGGACGAATTTTTTGTTGAATTACTCCTAACTCTCTTGCTATATCAGCCATAGTTTTTTTACCATCTACTTTAGATAAAATAGTATCAACTGCCTTTTTAAATTTTTCCTTTTTATAGCGAGGTTCAATTTCTTCATTAGGATCTATACCTTTTTTTAAGGCAAAAGCCATTTCATTTAAATCTTCTTCAGAAAGGATATTTTGGATCTCTTCACGTATAATTTCAAGTAAACGAGTCTTTTTCATTTGTATATTTTTATTTATAAATATTAAGAAAAAAG